GGAGTTCTGTTAATGATATTAATATTAAAGGTGCAGGAACGGAATCTCAACTTTCTAGAAGCTGAATTAACTGTAGGATCACCACCGTTTTCACGAGACATAATCCACCACATATCACCATATGCCTTATTCGAGTTAGCAGCATAAGTATTAGCACCATATCCATACATGACAAGACCAACAGCTTGCTGAGCATTTTGATCAGTAGTAGGGGTAATCGTATGGGTACTAGAATTCGATATAACACAGGTTTTCATACCCTGAAGCTTATCAAGACCCCACTTGAGTTGTTTGATAAACCTCTTTGCTCTTCGACGCACTCGTCTTGGAGCTCTCTTCTTACGGTATAATCTAGCTGTATCATACTGAGAGGTAAGGTTGCCGTAAGTAGCAGCAGCAGTCCCCATATTAGTATCTTCACGACCGACAGTCTTTTTACTCCCACTTTTTAACCATTTCTTCATAATACCTGCACCTGTTTTCCCAAGGCGGTACGCGCCTCTGGCCGCGTACCCGTAGCCAGCTACTGTTCCTGTTCTTCGTCCGTAACGTGCCAAAGCCATGGACCCCCGCAATGTTATGGGGGTCCTTTTATAGGTATCTCAATATCTCAATATCTCACCTTATAGAATAGTCTTACCCTGGCTCACGCCAGGGCGCTTCCCTTTACCTGTAGCTAAACTCTCGTTTTTTTTTGTTGGAATCCCATAAGTTATTACGTAAGCCACTTTTAACATATATACAGGCACCCAAACTACCTAAGTATGTCTTTCAGAATACAAGGAAACAGCTTCTTCCTCACCTACAGCCAGTGCAACTTAGAACCTCAAGTACTACTCGACCACCTCAAAACTCTACAAGACGTCAAGTTTATTGGAATTGGACAAGAACATCATCAAGACGGCAATTTACATTTACACGTCCTAATCAATTTCAGCAAACGCAAGAACATTCAAACACCAAGATACTTTGATTTAAATGGATTTCACCCTTCAGTTGAAAAGACAAGAAGCCAGAAAGGAGCCAAAGATTACTATCGTAAAGAAGGATACAATGTACTCGAATTTGGAGAAGAAGAAGAGGAAGAAGTGGAGGACATTTATACACTTGCCGGGCAAATGGACAGAAGTGACTTCTTCAACTACTGCAGAAAAAAGAAGATTGCATTCCAGTACGCAAATGATGCCTGGGTTACTAGTCAGACCACAGTACCAACAATCGACGAAGCACCAACCGAAGGAACAGTTAATGAGATGCTCAACTGGTATGTTCCAAGAATACCTTTTAAGGCAACCGTCTTGGTTGGACCAACTGGATGTGGAAAAACTGTTTACGCCAAACGAAACGCAACAAAGCCGATACTCTTTTGTTCCCATATCGACGACCTCAAATCCTTCAATCCAAGAAAACACAAGTCAATTATCTTCGATGACATGTCCTTCAAGCATTATCCAGTTCAGGCTCAGATCCACCTCGTTGACCTCTTTGACGACAGATCCATCAATGTCAAGCACTCTATCGCAAGAATTCCTAAGAATACAGAACGATGGGTCACTTGCAACGAATTTCCATTTACCGAACATGAAGCTATTCGAAGACGAATCAATTTAATAAATCTTTATTAAGCACCAATTTGAGACTGAGAAGTAGAAGTCTCAGTATAATGATATTTCTTATTGTAGTTAAGTTCAATAGACGAAATACCTCGAACATTACCCACTTTACTAGCGTTGTAATGAACAAACATATAACCTTCGGTTATATTTCTCTTGTGATTCATATCTAACAAATCACTCATACCTAAAACATAATTAGCAGGATCTCTAAGCTGAAGATTAAAGTAACCACCAGCTTCCAGTCTATACCGTCTAACAGACTTCACAGTATAGTTTTTAGCAAACGTTGGAGCATCAAACGGAGTAACACCCTCATAGTTAGTGTCACTAATTTCATTAGGCATATTTGTCCCAGACAATTCCCTAATAGACTCATTCCATATTTCAACAGGATCACCAGAGTTAGTATCATCAGACACACTTTGACTACATAAAACATGGTAGACATCAACAATAATATTCTGACCTTGACCACCTTCCGCAGGAGTTCTGTTAATGATATTAATATTAAAGGTGCAGGAACGGAATCTCAACTTTCTAGAAGCTGAATTAACTGTAGGATCACCACCGTTTTCACGAGACATAATCCACCACATATCACCAT